GGGAGCGGGCCGTGATCATCGGCGACCTCCTGGAGTGGGTCGCCGAGAAGACCGCGAGCCGATTCGACGACCGCCTCGCCGCCCGGCTCTCCGCCGTGCTGCGGACCCCCGAAGGCGTCGAGCTCGTCCGCGAGACCGTCGCGATCGCGGACACAATCGCCGATTCCCTACCCGAGGAGCCCACATCGTGAGTTTCGTCTACGTCCAGTACGCCGTGGGAATCGCCCTCGTCGCGTATGCCCTGTTCCTGCTCGCCCAGAAGGTCCGCGGCCTGAGGGTCTTCGGCACCGGCTCGGCGATCCCGACCGACGACGTTCGGATCGTGTCGGACCTCGCGACCCGGCTCCGGGCCCAGGGGAAGACCGAGGCCGTCGCGATCGCCCTTCAGCTCCACGCCGAGCTCCTGAAGCCGGAGACCCGCGCGTGAGGCCCTTCGTCCTGCTCGCCGCCGGGCTCGTCCTGCTCGGCGGTCTACCGCCGCTCCCCGCGATCCCGTGGCCCACGGTCCCGTCGATCACCGCGCCCGCCCCCGGCCCGGCGACGGCGGCCGTCTACGTCTACGAGAAGGACCACACCGCGGTCCCGGTCGGCGTCACGGTCGGCCTGAACCGGCTCAACCGGGAGCGGCAGATCGTCGCGACGCTCCTCGAGGCCGACACCACCAACGGGGCCGGCACGATCCCCGAGCAGTTCCGCCAGGCGGTCGCGGCCGCGAAGGCCGACGGCCTGCCGGCCCTTGTCGTCCTGTCGGGCTCGACGGTCCTCGCGATCGTGAAGGCCCCAGACGACGCCGAGCAGATCGTGAGGGCCGTTCCATGACGATCGACCCGCGGCTGATCGACGTGTTCCCGGACGAACACGACGGCTACCCCGACCACCTGGCGGCCGAGGACACGACCGACGCTCTCCGCGATGCCTGCGGCGACGCGGCCCGCGAGTTCCCGGACGCGATGTGGATCGAGCCCGAGGACTGGGCCGACCGCGCCGCCGACAACGATCGGCACGGCCTCTGGGGGCTGAACTACATCGACCGGTACACGAACCAGAACCCGACCCACGAGTGTACCTGTCACTCCCTACGGGCGAACGCCGAGGCCGCGCGGAACCGCGCGCGGGGCGTGTCGTTCCGCGACGGGCCCCGGGCCGGCTACCGCTACCCCGAGTCCACCGTCTACGGGTCGGTCTGGCTGTCGCCGCTCTCCGTCTATGCCGAAGCGAACCCCGGGCAGTGGGGTGGCGCGAACGTCCGCCAGGTCCTGGAGATCGCGGTCCGTCGCGGCATGCTCCCCGACCGGCTGCAGCCGCGCGAGTACGGGCTCCCTCACGTCCTCCAGGGCACGAGCGGCCGCGGCAACGCGAACCAGTCGGGCGGGCCGTGGGTCTCCGTCTCGCGGTTCCCCGACGGCTGGCAGGAGACCGCCCGACACTTCCGGCCCCTCGAGGTGATCTTCCCGAAGTCCTACGAGGAGGCGGTGTGCTGCGTCCTACATGGGCTCGTCGTGAGCGTCGGCCGCCGCGGGCATGCCGTGCCGTGGGCGCGGTGGATCGCCGATCAACGGCTCATGGCCTACCCGGACTCCTATGACGTGACCCGGTTCGACTCCGAGCGGACCGCCCGCTCGGCGTGGAAGGGCTCGTTCGCGATCGCCTCCATGACCCTCCCCGACGACTGGAGCCGGCCCGCCGGATGACCGATGCGATCCCTACTCGTCTGGCTGACCCTCGCCGGTGCGGCCCTCGCGGCCGACTGTGACAACTGCCAGGGCGACCGCCTGGTCGGCCCGGGCCCGATGCACTACCCGTGCCCGGTGTGCTGCGGCTCGGGCACCGTCGCGGATCCGCCCCCGGCTCCGCCGCCGCCCCCGGCGGGGGCGGTCTGCCGGGCCTCCGCCGATGTCGTCGCCGCCGCCGAGTCGGCCCCCGCGGCCCCCGCCCGCGGCCGCCCCCGGCCCGTGGTCTGCCGGATCGCGGCCGCCGACGGCCCGAGCCGGATCTACGGGTCCGGCGTCCTCGTCCAGGCGAGCGGCTCGACCGGGATCGTCCTCACGAACTGGCACGTCGCCCGGACCCACCGGCAGGGGATCATGGTCTCGTGGCCCGACGGCACGACCTCGAAGGGGACGGTCGTCGCGTGGGATGACGCGTGGGACCTCGCGGCCCTGTCAGTCGTCAGGCCGAAGGCCGCGCCGGTGACGATCGCCGCCACCGCGCCCCGGCTCGGCGACCCGATCACGATCGCCGGCTATGGCCCGGGGAAGTACCTCGAGCAGACCGGGCCGGTCACCGACTACCTCTCGCCCACGAAGTCCCACCCCCGGCAGTTCGTCGAGATGAAGGGCACCGCCCGCCAGGGCGACTCCGGGGGCCCGATGTTCAACGCCGAGGGCGAGCTCGCCGGCGTGCTGTTCGGCGAGCGCGAGGGCCGGACGATCGGATCCTGCTCGACCCGGGTCGCCGCGTTCCTCTCGACGGTCGCCGGCCCCCGCGCGGCGTGCTCGGTCTGCGAGGCCTCGCGATGACGCCCCTCGAGCTCGACCAGGCCCGCGAGGCCGTCTGGCGGGCCCTCGGCGATCGGCCGATGCGGCGGCGGCTCCTGGGCCGGAAGCGGTGCGACGCGATCGTCCGGGTCGCCCTGTCGCAGATCGCGGCCATGGAGGGCGAGCTCCGGGCCGCCGGCCCCGACGGGATCCCGGCCCCCGGCGGCATCCGCCGGCGGATCGAGGAGCGGGTCCGGGCCGTCTACGCCGAAAACTGCGGGATGGCCTTCACGACGCTCGTCCTCGTCTGGGCGATCTCGGCGATCGTCCAGGCCCTGGTGATCCGGTGGCTGAACAGCAGGAGCGAAACGTGACGCGGTCCGAACTGATCGAGGCCCTCGGGCCCACCGGTGCGCTCCTGAACACGATCGGCATCCCGGCCGGCGTGCTGGCGGTGATTCTCTGGATGTTCTGGTCGGCCTCGGCCACGCTCCACGACACCGTTGTCGTGCCGGTCGTGGAGTCGCACACCGAGTACCTGAAGACGACGAGCGAGACACTCCGCTCGCTGGCCGAGACCCAGGGCCGCCAGGCCGAGACGCTCCAGGAGATCGCGGCCGGGCAGCGCGAGATCATCTCGCGTATCGGCGCGGCCGAGCCGGACCGCTGATCGTCCTACCGTAGAACGCGGCGAGATTCTGCCGCGGCGGGCGGTCATATCGTGACGAGCGGTAAGGACACCGCCACGAACACGAAGGGACTCCCCATGCCGTCGCCGAAGCTCGCCCGCCTCCAGGACGAAGCCGCCAAGGTCGCCGCCGAGATCACGAGCCTCCGGGCCCTCGAGCCGGCCGACGACGCCGAGCGGACCCGGATCGAGGAGCGGCTCGCCGCCCTCGGCGAGAAGGCCGACAACATCGGCAAGGAATCCGCCGCGGAGCGGGCCCTCGACGACCGGCTCGCGAGCCTGCGGGCCGTGACGGGCACCGCGCCCAGCTCGCCGAAGCCCGAGACGGCCGACGAGCCCGAGGGCAAGACCCCCGACGTTCGCTCGGGCGTGAAGCTCTTCAGCTCGCGGAAGGCGGCCCAGGCCGTCGGCGAGTACCTGAAGGCCGTCGGCACCGGCGAAGTCCGGGCGATGGGCGAGACCTCGCCGACCTACAACGGCATCGGGGCCGAGTACGTCTACACCGAGTTGTACAACGCGATCGTCAACCGGCTCCAGTACGCCTCGGTCGCCCTCCAGCTCGCGACGGTCGTCCGGCCCCGCGGCCAAAAGATCGATTTTCCGAAGGTCGGCGACGCCACCGCGGCGATCGTGGCCGAGGGCACGCCGACGACCGATCAGGACTTCGTGTCCTCGGTCGCGAGCCTGACGATGCACGAGATCCGGGCCTCCGTCGCGATCAGTCGCTCGCTGATCGAGGACAGCCCGCTCGACATCGCGGGCCTCGTGGCCGAGCGGTTCTCGCTCGCCTACGCCCAGCGGTTCGACGCCCTCTGGCTCGCGGGCCAGGCCTCGAACCCGACCGTGACCGGCCTCGCCGGTGCGGTCGCGGCCGGGAACACCATCACCGTCGCGGCCAACGCCGCGACGACCCTCGCGAACCTCGCCGACGTGGTCGGCAAGGTCGACGAGACCGTGATGGGGACCAGCTCGTGGGTCTGCTCGCGGGCCGGCTACGTCGACCTCATGAAGATCTGGAGCTCGCAGCAGACGACCCTCACGGTCGGCGGCGGCCGCGTGGTTCCCACGGTGTTCGGTGCCCCGGTCTACATCGTGAAGGGCCTCCCCGCCACCACGCTGGCCCTCTACGGCGACTACGCGATGTCGACCGCGGTGGGCCTGAAGGACACCGGCCTCGAGATCGAGGCGGGCCGCGAAGTCCTGATGCGGAACCGGCAGGTCCTGTACGTCGCGAACACCCGGTTCGGCGTGGCGAACCACGCCCCCGAGTTCGTCGCCCGGCTCGCGAAGGCCGCCTCCTGATCGGTCGGATCGTGATTCTTCAGGGGCCGGGGCTGGCAGGGATGCCGGCCCCGGCCTTCTGTCCATCCGGAGGGAACGATGGCGAAGCCCGACACGACCCGCGTCCTCCAGTGGCCCTCCGTCGAGCCGGTCTCGTTGAGCGACGCGAAGGCCCAGTGCGGCATGCTCGCGGACGTGACGGAGTTCGACCGGTTCCTTCTCGACAAGATCGCCGCGGCCCGCCGGCTCGTCGAAAGCCGGCTCTCCGTGACGCTCGTCGCGACCCAGTACCGCGCGACCTGGCAGGCCGGCGGTAGCGTGCTGCACCTCCCGGCCCCGCCCGTGCTGATCTCGGCGACCTACCCGATCGCGGTGACGGTCGCCGGCGTCGCCCTGGCGGCCGCCGACTACGAGGTCGACCAGGACGCGTTTCCGGCGACGCTGACGCTCGACACGGCCACGAACGAGAAGGTCGTCGTCACCTACTGGGCCGGGGCGGCCCCGGGCTCCCAGATCGAGCCGATGATCCGCTCGGCGATCCTGGCCTACGTCAACCACCAGTTCGAGAACCGCGGCGTCCTGAACACCGAGGGCGGCGGCGAGCTGCCCCACGCGTTCGAGGCCCTGCTCGCGGCCTCCTCGTGGAACGGGGGCTGGTGATGCGGCCCTCCGGACGCTACCGCGAGGTCTTCATCCTGGAGCGGCCCGTCCGCTCGCGGAACGTGGCCGGCGGCACGGTCGAGACCTGGGAGACCGTCGCGAAGATCCTCGGCTCCTACGAGGCCACGACCTACTCCGAGCAGGCCCGCCGCGGCCAGGTCGGAGGCGGCATCACGGCCACGGTCTACACGCGGTACAGGGACGACGTGGCCGGCGACATGCGGCTCCGGTGGCCGAGCCGCGGCGACCGGCTCCTCTACGTCTCCGCGGTCGTCGAGGTCCCCGGCGGCGACGACCTCGAGCTGACGGTCGAGGAGCAGCGGACATGATCGTCCTCGGGTGGAATAACGTCTCGGGCGAGATCGGGGCGCTGATGAAGCGATACAACGAGCTCCCCCGGCACATCGCGAAGAAACACCTTCAGGCCGCGATGAAGCGAGCCGGGAAGACCGCGGTCCCGCTCCTGAAGCGGAACACGCCGAAGGGCGGAACGCGGGTCGTGAAGTCCACGATCGTTCGCGGCGAGCAGAAGACCAACTACAAGCGAAAGGGCGGCGCTCTGCGGCGGGCCGCGACGTTCGTCGCCCGTTACAAGGGCCGGAACAAGGACGGGGCCGTCTTCGGGATCCTCGGCTACAAGTTCGGATTCGAGTCGCGGAAAGCGATCTGGCTGGAGTTCGGCACGACCCGCGGGATCGAGCCGCGGAAGATCGTCGAGAAGACCTACACCGCCACGAAGGGGATCGTCGGGGCGAACCTTCAGGCGGAGATGGCGAAGGCCCTGGAGAAGGCCGCGGCCGAGCTCGCCTCGGGGGCGAACCCGGGCATGTCGAAGCGAGGCATCGCCGGCGGCGTCACCCCACGATAGGAACACCATGCCCACGCCGCACGTCTGGCTGAAGGAAGCGATCGAGGCCGCCACGTCCTGCACGGCGTGGCCGGTCGGCATGACCGGCACGCAAAACCCGCCCTTTGTGATCTACGCCCGCGAGGGCACGACCCGCGAGCAAGTCCTCGCCGACGCGTTCGACGACACGCCGGCCGCCGACCAGATCCACCCGGTGGCCCGGTTTCTGGTGGCGGTCTACGCCGACGACTACGTCGAGGCGTGGGACCTGGCCGAGGACATCACCGACAAGATCCACCGGTTCGCCGGCACCGCCCACGGGACGAATATCGAACACTGCCTGGTTCTCGACGAGCGGGACGGCCAGCCCGACTACCTCGAGGGCCGCGAGACCCCGACCTACACGGTCGAGCTCTCCGTCGAGATCCGCTGGGACGCGTGAGATTCGGCATCGACTGCCGTCCGTAAAATCGCACCAGACAACAGGAGCCGGCTAAATGCCACTATCCACCATTCCCAGCGGCGGGCCGACCATTCCGGCCGGCGCGACGAGCGTCTCCCTCAAGAACATCGAGACGGCTGGCGCAACGCCGAAGGAAGATGTGACCGTCCTCGGCGACACGGAGCGCAAGTACGCCCCCGCTCCGCTCATTGAAGCCGGGGCCGCTACGGCGACGAAAACCTGCTCGGTGTCAGGCAAGCTGCGGTCGAATACGACCCTCGCCGTGACGGCGGCGAACGTCTCGACCGGGTGGATCTGCGAAAGCTACGAGAAGAACTACGAGGTCGGCACCTACGCGACGTTTTCGGCGGAATGGTCCTTTTATCCCGCGACATGAGGAGCAGTATAAATGTCAGGCGCTTCCCCGACGTTCACGAGCTCCCAGGGATTCTCCGCGTTCGGCGTGGCTGGAGCGACGAAGGTCTCCGTCAAGGTCGCGCGAAACAGTAACTCCACGCCGCGGCTTGATAACTCCACTCTGGCACTGGCACACGGTGCGAGCAGGACCTACGAGAACGGCCTGACCGACAACGGGCAGAGCGGCAGCGCGGCCGTCGTGACTGTGACCATCGAAGGCCTCGACTCACCTCCGGCCCTCGGCACCACCATTACCGCCGAGGGCGCGACCTGTAAGTGCATGGACGCTACCGCGGACGATGCCGTCGGCGAGCTCAAGAAGTGGACGGCCAGCTACACGAGCGATTACGCGGCCTGATGCAAGCGGAGGCCGTGCAGTATGTCGACGCCTTCCTCGCAGGGAGCGACGCTTTCGTTCAATGGGTCTCGTCTAGGCTCGATCACGCGGTTCCGCGCGTCGCCCGCGTCCGCCGTGTATTTCGAGAAGACGCATGTGTCGAGCGAAGTTGTCGGCTTCGGGGCGGAGGCTCGCGTCCTCAAGTCTTACGACTGCACGGCCATTGACCCGGGGACGGTCGAGGTCACGCTATGGGGGTGTCCCCCGTACAACAACGAAATGGTCGGCCTAAAGGGCACCGTTTCGCTTTTGTTTGCCGGCGGGTCGCTGTCGCTGCCTGCGTTTCTCGATTCGTTTGAAGTAACCGGACAGGTCGGCCAGTTCCTTGTGGGGTCGGCCGTGTTTCGCTTGACAGGAGAAAGATCGTGACCGCCCTAGACTCCTCGCCCGACGTTGTGGCCGTGACGCCTCCCGGATCTGCCGATCTCGTCCACCTGCGTTTTCCGACGTTCCAGGAATGGCACGCCTTGGCGAAGGCTCATCGCGAGCTGGAAGGGGCCACGCCGCCGGCCGAGCTGATCGCGAAGACGCTCACGACCTGTATCTGTGA